TTGAATTAAACACATGATAACAGAATTATAACCTTATGTTTTTTACAACATTTATAATAAAAATATATTATGGAAATAACATATATTTATCTTGTAACTGATTGTCACAATGATCCTAATAAAATTTATATTGGAAAAACCAAAAACAACCGAAATGCAGATCATAAAAAATTATATGGAGAATATATTAAATATACCATCATTGATAAAATAAATCCATATGATAAAAAATATTGGAAATATTTAGAAACATATTGGATTGAACAATTTAGACAATGGGGTTTTAAAATTATGAATAAACAAAAAGTTGGTGGGAGTGGAGTAGAATTTCATAGTGATGAAACTAAACAAAAAATGAGTTTATCTAAGACAGGTAGAATAATAACATGGAAAGAAAAAATAAGCAAAGCAAATAAAGGAAGAAAATACTCAAAAGAAAGTTGTAATTTGATTAGTCAAAAATTAAAAGGAAAAAAAAGAACAGAAGAAACTAAGCAAAAAATAAGCAAAGCTAAAACAGGAACCAAATGTAGCGAAGAAACCAAACAAAAGATGAGAAAACCAAAAACAGAAGAATATAAAGAAAAAATTAGTCTTCCTAAATCCAAACCAGTATTACAATATACTTTAAATTTAGACTTCATCCAAGAATTTCCTAGCCAAACATATGCTGGAAAAATTATCAACAAACCCCAATCATCAATTTCTGAATGCTGTTCAGGAAAAAGAAAAACCGCTTATGGTTTTATTTGGAAATATAAACAAAATTAAATATATTTAAAATATGTCACTTATAAATTATCGCCCACATTACAAACCCTTTGAATACCAAATCGCCTTCGATTTCTTTAAAGATCAACATAGAGTCCATTGGTTGGCTGATGAAATCCCATTATCATCCGATTTAAATGATTGGAAAATGAATTTAACAGAATCAGAGAAAAACCTAGTAGGCAATATATTAAAATCATTTGCTCAAACAGAGACGTATGTAAACGATTACTGGTCCACAAAAGTAGCATTATGGTTCCCTAAACATGAAATCAAAGCTATGGCGTGTGTATTCGCTGATTTTGAATCAATACATGCTGAGGCTTACGCTCGTTTGAATGAAGAGTTAGGATTAGATGACTTCGAAGCTTTTATGGAAGATGAAGCATCAAAAGCAAAAATAGATCGCCTAGTAGAAACACCCGGAGATACACTACAAGAAAAAGCATTATCACTAGCTATATTTTCAGCATTTACCGAAGGTGTAAATTTATTTTCTTCATTTGCTATTTTGATGTCTTTTCAACTCCGTAACTTAATGAAAGGTACAGGTCAAATAGTAGAATATAGTGTGAGAGATGAATCATTACATTCTAAAGCAGGATGTTGGTTGTTTAGAACACTAATTGAAGAAAATGAATACTTAAACACCCCAAAATTAACACAATCAATATATGATGCTTGTGATATATCTGTTAAATTAGAATTTGATTTTATAGATGAGGCTTTTGAGATGGGTGAAGTTGATGGTTTGAACAAAGAACAATTGAAAAATTTCATTAAAGAAAGAGCAAATCAAAAATTGGTTGAATTAGGGTATAATAATTTGTATAATGATATTGACCCCAACTTATTAAGAGAAATGGAATGGTTCGGGCATTTAACAAGTGGAAAAACCCACCAAGATTTCTTTGCTAATAAGGTTACAGATTACACAAAGTCAACTGCTGACTGGTCAGATTTATAAATAAAAACTAAATAAGAATAAATATAAAATGAGTATACAAATTGATACAACCCATTGGGTTAAAGGAAAAAATTACCCTGAATGGATGAATGAAATTTCATTATCTATGGTTTCCAAAGGATATTTACTCCCCCATGAGGATGTTTTTAAAGCATTTACTAGAGTAAGTAAAGCAGCATCAAAACGTTTAAAACGTAGAGATCTCCAACCATTCTTTCTGGAAATGATGGAGAAAAATTGGTTAGGTTTAGCATCACCTGTCCTTTCTAATATGGGAACTGAAAGAGGTATGCCTATTTCATGTTTTGGGATTGATACTGATGATTCTATTGAAGGAATTGCATTAGCAAATGCAGAATTAATGCGTTTATCATCTCAAGGTGGAGGGGTTGGGATTGGGGTCTCTCGTATTAGAGGTAGAGGTAAAGAAATTTCTGGAAATGGAGTATCTGAGGGGGTAGTTCCTTGGATTAAAATATTCGATTCAACAATTCTAGCTACAAATCAAGGATCTGTAAGAAGAGGAGCATCATCTGTGAATCTCCATATATCACACCTAGATATTGAAGAATTTTTGATGATTCGTCGTCCAAAAGGAGATGTTAATAGACAATGTTTAAATATGCATCAATGTGTTGTGATTGATGATGAATTCATGGAAAAATTGGAAGAAAAAGATCCAAAATCACAAAAATTATGGGGTGAAATACTAAAAACACGTCTAGAAACTGGTGAACCTTATATTATGTTTGAAGATAATGTTAATAATGCAAGTCCACTAGCTTATAAGCAAAATAATTTAAAGGTTTCTATGACAAATATTTGTTCTGAAATTTCCCTTTACACAGATCCTCTACATTCATTTATATGTTGTTTATCTTCTATTAATTTAGCTAAATGGGAGGAATGGAAAGATTATAAATTTGAAAATGGTATGGATTTACCTGAATTATCAACTTGGTTCTTAGAAGGAGTAATGCAAGAATTTATTGATAGAGCTAAAAATGTAAAATTCATGGAAAATACATACCGCTCAGCTGTTAAAGGTAGAGCAATTGGTTTAGGAGCTTTGGGGTGGCATACATTCTTACAAGAAAAAAACATCCCCTTTGCAGGTTTACAAGCAAATTCATATACAAGATTAATGTTTGAAAAAATAGAAGCAGGAGCACTAAGAGCATCTAGAGATCAAGCAAAAATATATGGAGAACCAGAATGGTGTAAAGGAACAGGGTTAAGACACTCCCACCATTTAGCAATTGCACCAACTGTATCAAATGCTCATATTTCTGGAGGTGTCTCTCCTTCAATCGAACCAATTCCTGCGAATGTATATAATCTAAAAACAGCTAAGGGTACATTTATTAAACGAAACCCAACATTAGAAAAATTATTAGAATCCAAAGGATATAATATTGATAGTGTTTGGGATCAAATAGCTAAAGATAAAGGTTCTGTAATGGGATTACCTGATTATATTTTAACCAATGATGAAAAAGAGGTATTCTTAACATTCAAAGAAATCAACCCTTATGAAATAGTAAGACAAAATGGTATCAGACAAAAATATGTGGATCAAGCAATATCCTTAAATTTAACATTCGATCCATCCGACTCCCCCAAATATATAAGTGATGTACATAAGTTAGCCTGGAAAGAAGGCATTAAAACTTTATATTATATGCGTTCAGAAAGTATATTAAGGGGTGACACTATATCACGAGATGATTCATGTGTTGCCTGTGAAGGGTGAATGGAATTTCAATAATTCCACATATGTATAAATAAAATATGAAAAAAATTGTGGATTGGATGATTGGTCTTTTAAAAGATGAAAAAGGTACACCATCATCCAAAAGATTTGTTGGGATATTAGCAGGTGTTTCACTTTGTGTGACTTTATTTGCTAATCAATTTACAGAAGTACACAAAGCCCCTTCCCCAACACTAATAAACGCTGTTGCTGCTTTAGCATTTGGTGCTTTAGGATTAGCTTCTGTAGATAAAATATGGGCTAAAAAAAATGATGAAATAGATAAATCATGAGTTTAAAAAATTTACAAGAAAAAATTGGAACAACAGCAGATGGTGCTTTTGGACCTGGTACAATGAAAGAGGCAATGGCTTTCTTTAAATTAACCCCCTTTAGAGCAGCACATTTCTTTGCTCAAACAGGACATGAGACTGGGGAATTTAAATTGTTTAGTGAGAATTTAAACTATTCAGCTAAGGGTTTACAAGGTACTTTTGGGAAATACTTCCCTGGTAATTTAGAAGAATCATACGCTCGACAACCCGAAAAGATTGCAAATAGAGTATATGCCTCTAGAATGGCAAATGGTGATGAGGCTTCTGGAGATGGTTGGAAATTTAGAGGTAGAGGCGCTCTTCAATTGACAGGTAAATCTAACTATGAAGCATTTGCAAAGTACTTAGGTAAGCCAGAAATAATGACTAATCCAGATTTAGTTGCAACGATATATGCCTTTGAATCAGCAATGTTCTTTTTTGAGCGTAATAAACTATGGACAATATGTGATAAGGGTGTTGGTAGTTCTACTATTCTATCATTAACTAAAAAGATTAATGGTGGTACTAATGGATTAGATCATCGATCAAAATTAACAGCTAAATATTACAACTACGTAAAGTAATATTATGGGTGAGGAAGAATTAAAAGAAATCATATCTTTGCACCCCCAATAGGTACTGACCAATCAGAATAT